CTAAAGTCTTTAGAGTATAGATCTCTTAAACGATCTTGAAAATGACCACCATACTTACTTTCTTCAGAAGTAACAGCGTTTACAAATTCAGTATACTTTTTAAAATCAATCATACTTTAATTCTTTAAAAGATTTTTTAACGTTAAAACGTTTGGCAAGACTAAGTTTCTCATCGTCTTGTCCCGAATCAATAACATCGTCTTGTGCAGACTCCTCTACATCATACAATCTCATCTTCGCTCTGTCAATACCTACACAGAACCTTTTATTCATTGTGGGATCATGGTATCTATTCTTTAATTGTTTTACCATAATCTGATTCATCCCCTCAAGTTCCTCAGTCGAGATAAGAGCAAACATGAGGTCAGCAGTAGCAGGGAGACCAAAGGATTCACTCGTATCAGTAAGATCAATATCACTACTACCATAGCCACTACGAGTCGTCTGAGTAGCGGAGACGATAGGTACATTAGTCTCAACTGCAAGACCACGGAGTTCTTCAGCAATCGCTTTAACATAGGTATAAGAGTTAACTATACTTCCCTTGTATCTTTGGGAAGCACAAATGTTTAAATAATCTACAAATATTATATCAGGTTTTATACTTCTTTTCAAGGCAAGGTCACTTAACAATGATTTAAAATGTCCTACATGTGCAGACGCAGTAGGATATTCTTTGATAATTAATTTACCTTGTGTTTTCTTACTCAATGATCTTATCTTTTTATCAAACATTACTTTAGGAAGATCAAGTAATTTTTGTATAGGAATATTTAATAGGTTAGCATCTATACGTTCGGCAATCTTTTCTTCTGCCATCTCAAGGGTAATGTAAAGAACATTTTTACCTTGTAAGAGAGCACTAGCAGCAACATGGCACATGAACAAAGACTTACCCACACCAGTACCTGCAAGAGCAATATTGAGAGTCTTATTAGGAAGACCACCTTTTGTAATTTTGTTGAAGAATTCCAAATCGAATGGAATCTTCTCTTCTTTTTGATGGTAGAATTCATATCTATCTTCAGCATCTGATATGTAATCATGACCAACATGCTGATCGAAAGATACTCCTAACGCTTCCGAAAGAATTGAAGGAATAGCACCTTTATCTTTCTTGGAATCTTGACCGTCAGCAATCTTAACAGATTCCATAAGCGATAGGTAGATCGCACGCTCTTGACACCACTTTTCTGTAGTATCCACGAGCCAATCGTATTCCGAGGGATCATTGGAAAGGACATTTAAAACCTCAACTGTTTCTTTAAATTGATCTTCAGATAGATCACTCCTTTCTTGACATTCAATACTTAATGCATTGAGAGATGGTAAAGCATCATACTGACTTACATACTCATGGATTTCTGCAAAGATAATCTTATGAGAACGATCAGTAAAATATTCTGCCTTCAAAAAAGGAAGAACCTTCCGTGTATACTTCTCATTATACACGAGATTACTTAGAATTGTGACTTCTAAATTCATAGGTAGTGTAAATAAGTTCCAACAATGTATTTTTTGTCAGACTCAGGAGGTAAACCTGAGTGTCTATATTGCCAGTTAGCAGGAAACATAAGGACTCTACCAGTTTGAGGAGAAACAGATTCTCCTAATCTAGGAAACATAGTTTGTCCACCTACTTGAACTGTATTGAGATATAGAAACATAACTAAAAATCTGCGAGCAGAATTAAAGTCTCCTACATCAACATGATCTTTAAATTGATCATGACCATTGTTATTATAATACTTTACTCGGTATTCTTCAAATGAATACTTAGCAGGAAAGTCAACCTCAACCTGTAATGAATTCATATACAACTGAATACAATCAACAAATACATCTTGGATTTGTTTTTGTATACCTACCCAAAGAGGATCTTTTGCAAGATACCTTTGTGATATATTTACCTCAGTAAATGATGGTCTTTGCTCTCGATCAACTACAGTTTTTTCTGAGTTAGTGTACGCTTCAATTATAGAGTCACAAAATGTTTTAGTAAACATTTCATCGTATACTTTAATATAATCTTTTAATTCAGTTCCCATACCGAAACTCCTTGGCAGCAGCTTCGTCTAATTTATCCATTATTTCTTGGGTGAAGTATTTGTCAGGATCCTTGAGGATAGCAGAAGGATAGACGCTAGAATTGCCAACAACAATACGGTTCCCTTTACGTTCAAAAACTCCATACTTCTCACCCAATTCCAGTAAACCGTAGTATCTGTCAAGTCCACGGTCAAAAAATAATCGAGTCTCAACATCTGAGTTCTCCTTTGTTAATCTGGACTTTTGGGTTTTACACCTGATAATATTTCCAACAACCTCCTTACCATCTTTTTCCTTCTTCTTTGATAGATATATAATTGTTGATGCAGCGTATTTGAGTCCACTACCGCCTCCCATTTCTTTAGTTGGAATGTATGCACCTACCACATCATAAGTATGATTGGTAACAAGTAAGGGAACATTTGCTTTCCCTAACTTTAATGTTAGCACACGAAAGATAGATTTGACAACTTGTGCACGAGTCATGTCACGAGTCTCTTTACCTGCTTCAGAGTCTTCTATCTCTTTACTGGTAGAGAGCATACCTAATGAGTCCAAAACGAACATCATAGGTTTCTTATCATCTAACTCTGTATATTTATCAAGAATTTTAATTGCTTGAGTTCTAAATTGTTGTACTGTAGTAACAGGCACAATCATCATTCTATTAGAATCAATACCTCTGTCTTCAATCATCTGCTTACTAATAGCAGACTCAGATTCAAAATAGATTACGCCAGCATCTGGATTACTCTCAAGGAAATGTTGAACAATGCCAAGGCAAAAGAAAGTTTTACCAGTACTTGACTCACCTGCGATAGCAGTGATCTTATTTCCAGGGACTCCACCATAGATTGATCCACTAACGAGAGCGTTAAACACATAAGAACCAGTGTCAATGTAACCGCTTGTGTCACCAGCTGCCACTCCATCAGAAACGAGAGTTGCATATTCATTGTCGATCTCCTTTACTATGTCTTTTAAAAAACTCATTCTGTAACTGTCAATAATTTAGTAATAAAATTAGAACGTTTCATTGCACGTTCAAACCACTGTGCTTCCTTTATATCACTAAAGGTTTTAGTAAACGGATGCATACCCGCACCAAATGCTTTTTGATACTCTACAAGATAAATTGGTTTCTTCATCCAAATAAAAACTCCAGTGATGCTACTTTTTCGGGTTGCCACCCAATGACATCCATGATGACTTTAATTGGTTCAAGGAAGCTCTTGTTAAATTGTAGTTCATAGTCTACCTGTTTGTCAAGTCCAAACTCCTTTGGGAATGTATTTAAGTAACTAATCACATTCTCAGCAATCTTATTAGGTGTTTTTAAGTATACAAATTTAATCTTTTCACCATCTTGTATTAGAGGATACTTGTGTGTCAATTTGTTTTTCTTATTGTAATGGTTGTACAATAAAGCACCCCGAACATGAATCGGTGTTCCTTTAGTGTATATGCCAGATGGGTTTGCCCACTTATTTAGATTGTTACAACCTCTAGGAAATGATATATCTTCTATTGGTAATTCTTCAAAGTGTGCTTTAAAATCTGCTACAAATTTTTGTGCTGCTTCTTCATCTTCATTCATAATCACAGTAAGACAATCTCTGATTGAGTTTCTACAGGCAGCAGGTGTAGATGACTTAACCGCTTCAATACCCATTATCTTAAGTTTTGGTTTTTCATAACGAACACCTTCACTATCCCATACATTTAAGATATATCTTTTCTTTGCTGTCCAGATACCTTTGTTAGCGATGTTCTCTCGCTTCATAATCATCTTCTGCTCATACGCTCCTACGTACGTGGCCAACGCTTCATAAGAACTCTCAATATATTTTTCAAGTTCCAACTTACAGACCTTATCAAGGAACGTAACGATGCTTTCAGCAGTCTTTTCTCTCCCTTTGTATACACTGTGAACCAAAGGACCGAGATTAAGATATATGCTATCAGTATCACTTGCAATAACATAGTCTTCCTCCTCTGTTTTAAGTAGTTTATTTAGATATTCATTCATTCGTTGTTCAATCCAACGAATGCTTACTTGTCCTGAGAGTGTGATCGCTTCAGCGTTCGCAAGATTGTAGTATCGGAAGTATTGGTTACCGATAGCACCGTAGGCAGAGTTAAGTTGAATCTTTCTTGCCATTTGGATGTTGTTGAACTTTGAGATGTCTCTTTTGAGTTTTTGGGTTGGTCTTTTTTCATCTTCCTGTTTAGCAATAAGCATTCTCTTTTTATATATCGTTCGTTCATCGTAAATCTTCTGCATCATTTCGGGAAGGAAACCATGTACGTCTTTTCGATACTGAGCACCATTAGCACATACAGCAAACTCTCCATCAAAATCAATCTCTTGATTTAAGATCCTTTCAACGCTCGCACTGGGATGTCTCCTTTCGGCAAGCGTTTCGGGGGAGATATTATATTGCATAATGAGATGAGGATACAGACTATTGAGATCGAAAGAAACAACCCAGTCATAGCATCCCACTTTTGGTTCTTTGACATAAGCACCTGCGTATTTTTCATCTTTTTTAGATCCCTTTCGAGGGGGAACTACGATATTTCTATCGGTAAGATAATTATATATCATCGTATCCCACATACGAACCTGTGAGTATACATCTTCAAAATTTACTTTGGCATCATATGACATT